AAATACGATAACTTAAAAATTGAATATAACACACTTAAAGAAGAAACAACAGAAGATATAAAACAATTAAAAATATTGTTAGAATGGTTTAAAAGATATGAGCATTACATTCATAAAGCTTATATAACTATTGATGCAGAAGCCTGCGCCTTTGCTGATGGAGATGAAGAATACAAAGAAAATTTTAATAATTAGTTTAGTTTGTTTTATATTTAGTTAGTCCGAAAGAGCCTTTAAACACTACGTTTAAGGGCTTTTTTTATATCCTTTATATATATGCATATTTTTTGTAAGTTATTGAATTACAGATGAGATATAGAGCTGTGAAATAACAAACAATTTTAAGCTCATTTAAGCATACTTTACACCTCATCAAATACTAACATACATATTATAATAGATAGTGCCTTAAAACGTATCTAAATAGCCTTATATTAGATGTTTATAATATATAATATAAGTAATTTAACGTAAATTGAATATGTGGCAGGTGGAGTTACCCATTCTAATGATTTCATCCAAAACGAATTTATCTAAAACTCATAATCTAAAAATACAAATATAATTGAAAGTGTATTGGGAAGGTATTATTCGCCCACCTATAATAAATGTTATTTTAAATAATATTTGCTAGATATTTGGTTAGCAGTTTACTCGTTGTATGGAATAGTACTAGGGCGACTACGAAAACAACAAAGGGTTTAGTACTGCCATTCACAAGGAGATTTAGAGTACACGGTCCAACAATCATCCGTATTTATTAGGGTATTGAAGTGTGGCAACTTATGTAGATTTGCAACTACTTATATAAAGATAACGATATTTTTGATTTTTGTTTTATTCTCCCATAAACAACTTATTAACAAGAAAACAGAAAGTGTTGATTTTCGTTATCATAGTATGATAAAGGAATATAAGCTGTCTATACCTCAAGCATTGGCAGGAATAACCCTTAGACAGTATCAGAAGTATCTAAAGATACTAGATAAGTGGGATAAGGAAGATGAGGTATATATAAAGACAAAGATGCTGCAGATATTCTGTGGATTAGAGATTGAAGATACATTTAAGATTCCCTTAAACAACTTTGATTTCGCTATTGATGTAATAAATAAGTGTTTTAAGGAAGAGACACCTTTAGTACCTAGATTTAGTATGTCAGCCACAGATGAGTATGGAGAAGAGACTGTTGTTGAGTTTGGTTTTATACCAAAGCTAGATGAGATGACATTTGGTGAGTTCATTGATTTAGATGGGTATATCTCAGATTGGGATAAGATGCACAAAGCAATGGCTGTATTGTTTAGACCAGTAATCTTTAAGAAGAATGAGTTCTATAGAGTAATGGATTATGAAGGCAGTCATAAGTATTCTGATGTAATGTTAGATATGCCAGTTAGTGTAGCGATAGGAGCGATGGTTTTTTTTTATCGTTTAGGGAGCAAATTACCAAGCTATACTCTGGATTATTTACAACAGGAGCTGAAAAAGAAGGGGATTCCACCACAGCTCAAGGAAACTTTGGAAAAAAATGGGGTTGGTATCAATCAATATTTACAATCGCTCAAGAAGATGCAGCAAAGATTGACAAAGCTACAAAGCTTCCAGTACACACCTGTCTAATGTACTTAGAATATATAAAGGATAAGACAAAAATAGAGAATGCTTTAATAAAAAAGGCACATAGAAAATAAATATGACACAAGTATACGACTTATTAGACAAGATTAAAGATGAACTAAGAGCTAATCACCACATGAATAGTGTTAGTTTTGGTGATATAACAGAAGTTAATCTTAACAAGATGGATATATTTCCATTAGCACACCTAAACATCTCTAATGTAGTAATAGATTCACAGTTTATGACATTTACTTTGCAGATATTATGTGCAGACATAGTGGATTATACAAAGGAAGTAGTTACTCCAGACCAGTTTTATGGTGTAGACAACTTGCAGGATGTACTAAACACACAATTACAGGTAATGAATTTAATATTCTCTAAACTAAAAAGAGGTAATCTAAGGGCTGATAAGTTGCAGGTAGATGACACAATGAGTTGTCAGCCATTCAAAGAGAGATTTGAGAATGAGTTAGCTGGTTGGGAAGCAGAAATAGACATAAAGATGATTAATGATATAAGCATCTGCTAATGGACAGGGAGCAGTTAATTAGGAGAGTATTAGAAAGATTAGGTTCAGAAGCTTTAGAAAGACTTAGGGCTAATTTATCTAAAGATAAAACAAGAGCTTCTAATAACCTTCACGATAGTATGTATTACAAGATTGTGGGTAGCAGTATTGAAATATTTATGTCCTCCTATGCAATGACTGTGGATGAAGGAAGAAGGGCTTACGCTAGAGTTCCTAGAGGATTTGCAAAAGACATAGAAAGATGGATGAGTTTTAAAGGAATTAGTCCACAAAGAGGCAAAACAACAATGCAGTCAGCAAAAGCTATTGCCAACAGTATATACAGAAAAGGGGCTATAAAGAGATTTGGTTATTCAGGAAGTAACTTTATAGACAGAGCAGTGAACAACGTAATGAATGAGTTTGATGATGACCTGTTAACAGCTTGGATGAGCGGATTAGAAGACGAATTAAATAAAATAGAAACAAATGGCTAAAATAAACGTAAGAAGCCCATACTTTGTAAATGTATTTCATGCAGACTTAGCATCTGCTAAATTAGATATAGAGATATATGCAGGAACAGCACACTCTCTTGGGCATACAATAACTCCCACTTATACACTATCATCTTCATCAGTAGGACAGTTTGGGTTTTATGTAAACTTTGAGATAAGCAACTTAATAAAAGATTATATTGCTACAGGATTTGATGGTAACTATGCAGGAACACAAAGCATAGCAAACACAATAAATGTAGATTATCAAGTTACAAGGACATTAACAAACGGTAATAGCACACAGCTAACTGCTGTATTAGGAGTTAAAGCTTTTGATGGATATGGCTACTTTGAAGACGGTGCAAACCCAGAATTACTACAAGGATTACTCATAAGCAACAAAATCATAATTAAACCAGATGATTCTCCTTTAAGAATACCTGTTGATGCGAACAATACAACATCTGTATCTTTCTTTTACAATAATCAAGAAATATATACACAAGCAGTTGCAAGTCAAACAGACTCTAAGGACTACATACAATACATAAGCAACGAAACACAAGCAGGTGCAGATAGTTACGAAGATAGAGTATTAGAAGATGGAGGTATATTTGAAAACAGTCAATGCCTAAACAACTTTTTAGCACAAAACGGAATCTATGGTGTAGATGAGGTATATGTAGATGGAGTAGAGGGAATAACAAAGCTAGAAGTAAGAAATATAGAGGAATGTAAGCATACTCCTTACAAAATGGTCTTTGTGAACAAGTATGGTGCTTTACAAGACTTATGGATGTTTAAAAGAAGTAATTTATCAATGAAGAAAGATGAAGAGAGCTTTAGGTCGTCTACTTTACTATCAGCTACAGGAACATACAATACATTTGACCACCAGTACAAGACATTTAATGTTAATGCTAAAGAGACTTTAACACTAAATACAGGTTTTTATCCTGAAGAATACAATGAGGTGTTTAGACAGTTTACATTAAGTGAATTAGTTTGGATAGAATATGATAACAAGACATTACCTGTAACAGTCAAGTCTAGCGACTTATCATTCCAAACACAATTAAACGACAAGTTAATAAACTACACAATACAAGTAGAATTTGCTTTTGATAAAATAAACAGCGTAAGATAATGCGAAGACAAGTAGAGGTATATGTAAGTATTAGACAAATAAATCCAGCAGATTTATTAGAGATTCCTTATTACTATAAGTTAGACTTATTTGACGAAGAGTCAATAAATATAACCAACTCTATAAAAGATGTTAGAGATATAGCAAAAGTATTTACCGATTACTCACAACAGTTTAACGTACCTGCAAGTACAGCTAATAACAAGATATTTAAACACTACTACAACTTTGATATAGATGGTGGTTTTGATGCTAGAGTAAAAAGAGAAGCATTGATTAAGATAAATGGAGAAGATTACAGACAAGGCTTTATAAGTCTAAATGATGTTAGCATGAAGAACCAACAGCCTTTTTCATATAAGGTTGTTTTCTATGGTAAAACCATTAACATAAAAAGATTGTTTGGTGATGATGAATTAGACTCACTTCCTGACAATGTTGGCTCTTACTTAAACGCATTCAATCAGCCTTATACTTCTACATTTGCCAAAGATGGTTTTGTAGATGGATATAATAAGTTTGGGGTTGGTATTGTTGACAACACAGGTACTACAGCAGGCGACTTGTGTTTCCCTTTTATTAGTGGTAGGTCTCATTACTATTATGACTCTACTGGCTCTAACACTCCTGTAACTAAGACAGACACTCCTTCTAGGAATGTGAGAATTCATTCTACTAATAACGGTATAAGTCTAGTAGATTTAAAACCTGCGATTAGAATTTATCATGTTATAAAAGCAATAGAAGAAAAATACAATATCACTTTTAGCACAGATTTCTTTAACACGACCAATGCAACATTCCACGAGCTGTATTTATGGTTACATAGAGAAGCAGGTGATTTAGCAACACAAATTGGAGAAAGCGTATTATCAATAGGTTTAGGTGAGTTTACATTTACAAACACCTCTCCAACAGGTAATGACGACCCAAGAAGTAATACTGGAAATACAGACTTAGTATCAACAGTATCAGGTTCACCTTTTGTAGGCAATCGTATTTGGGTTTATTATAAATACATTATTAGTGTTACAGCTACTGGAGGTGCAGGAGCTACATATACTGCTGAATTATTAGATACAGTAACAGGTAATACAATAACCCCTGACTCGGTTTCTACAGGTGCAGGAGTGGGTAGTCCAGCAGTGTTTACATTTCTAATTCAAATACCAAGCTTTGCTTTTGGTAGCAGGGTCTATACACCAGTATTTCAACTTAAAACTGTAGGAGCAGTACAAACTGCTACGATAAATTCTTTAGTAATAGAAAAATACACAAAAAACACATCTTCATCAAGCACTCCTCCCCATTATGATGCTAATTACACAATAACAAACCCAGCTACATCAAACAACACATTTACGGTGTCTTCAGGATTAGAGATGTCTGCAAATATGCCAAAGATAAAAATTATAGATTTCTTAACATCTATATTTAAGATGTTTAATCTAATTGCTTTTTATGATGATAGAAAAATATTAAATAATGGAAGTACAAATGCAGATTTTGGTAAAATAAAAGTAATGACTTTAGATGATTATTATTCTGAAGGAACAAACTACGACATAACAGAATATTTGTATACTGATAAACATAGTGTTGGTAAAGCAAACATATATTCTGAAATTAACTTTAAATATAGCGACCCTTCTACTTTTGCAATAATACATAGCAATGAAATAACAAATGATGAGTTTGGTAATGAAAAACTAGATAATCGTAGTGATGAAATAGATAGTCCTTTGGCATTTGATGGGGGTAAGTATGATGTTGAGTTAGGGTTTGAACACATTATGTTTGAAAGAATGACAGACCAGTCAGGAACAAATGCTCTTACAAATACACAATGGGGTTGGATGGTTAGTGAAGATGAAAACCCTGTTTTAGGCAAACCTTTATTTATTTATTGTCATAAACACGCTACAACTTCAACCTATGAGATGAAGCTAGAGGATAATACTACTATAGACAAGTATATAAGACCTGCAAACACTAGAACCCATATTGTTTCTGGTACAACAAACCCTACTGCTAATCTACAAAGCATACATTTTGGTGAAGAGCAAGACGAATATTTTGCAGACACTAACCTACCAAACAATGAAAGCCTGTTTGCTAACTTTTACTTTAATTATGTAACAGGTATATATAGCGAAAAAGCCAGATTATCCAAGTTTAAAGTAGTGTTACCAGCTAAGATAGTTAATAAGCTTAAGCTAAACGACAGACTTATTATTTCTGCTAAAAAATATAAGATAAACAAAATAAAGATGAATATTAATACAGGTAAAGCAGACCTAGAGTTAATGAATGAAGTAGTATGATAAGAGATATAATAGATTTATTAGGAGCAGCAGATTGGCATATAGATGATGAGGATATAAAGATAGCCAAAGGTAAATACTTAGCTCCTACCAATTGGAAAGAATTTAAAAACGCAATAAAACGAAATAGATAATGGCAACTAATTCACAAACTACTAAAGTAATAAAAATTGTTGTAGAAGGAAATCAGGCAACTGCTTCAATAAATGATGTTACTGTAAGCACAAAAAAACTTAATCAAGAGATAAAGCAATTATCTATAAATGCAGGCAAAGGAAAAGCTAAAGGTAGTGCAACTGGTGGCGCAACTGCAACTGTATTAGAACTTGGTCGTACCATATCTGACTCGAACTACGGTATTAGAGGTATGGCAAATAACCTCTCTCAATTAGTTTCCAACTTAGTATTTACTACTAGAGCAGCAGGAGGATTGACAGCAGGACTGAAATCTATATGGTCTGCTTTGATGGGTCCTCTTGGTTTAATATTAGTATTTCAAGGTTTTATTGCTTTATTAGAAAGGTTTTCTATGACAAGTAAAAAAGCAGAGGAAGAACTTCAGGATTTTAATAAATCTCTTAAAGATGAAATAAGATTACTAGAACTTTATGCTACTGTTTTAACTTCCACAAATGCTAGCTTAGAACAAAGACTTGCTGTTTTAAAAGGAATAAGTCATTTAGATAAGGACTTAGCAAACAAACTAAAGGAGGCTAATGGTGATAGGCAGAAAGAAAATGAAATATTACAAGACCATTTAAAAGGCAAAAAAGCTGAGCTTGTTTTTAAGGAAAAAGAAAAAGCTTTTTTAGAAGATACCATTGCTTTGGAAAAGGCAAGTAATATTGTTCAAGAAGATAGAAATTTAGCAGGAGAAAAATACAACACTATATTATATGCAAATTCTGCAGTAGGTAGAACAATGCTAGAAAACTCCGTTAATAGAAGTAAAGCTCAAAATAAGTTAAATCAATCAAGAAAAGAGTATTTAGAGGCTTTATTAGATATAAACAACAAAGAAGAAAACAAGACAATCCCAACGCTGAAAAGATTGAGGTTTTACAAACAACAACTACTTGATTTAGACAAACAAAAGCTTGATTTCGAGAAAAGAGAAAAGTTGGCTTCTACAACCTTAGAAGATGAGAAGTTTGAGATACAAGAGGATTTTGCCAGAAAATCACTCGACCTGCAATACGACACTTTCATTGAAAAGCAAAATCAAAGGCATGACCAGAAAGAAAAGGAAATTAAACAAATGAAGATAGATGAATCTCAAAAAAATATTTTGTTAGAGGATTTAACAAAAAAACATAATGAGACCTTGTTTTTAGCAGGTGTTGAGTATTTTGAAGCTGCAATAGCTCAGGAGGGTATGTTTGCAGCCTTAAGGAAAGAAAAAAGAATTAAAGATGAAAATGAGGAAATAGAGAGGTCTTTTGAAAGAAGTAATTATATATTACAACAAAGACAAACAGCTATAGATGCAGAGCTTGCAATGGAAATGAGGGCTGTAAACGAAAAAAATAGGATTAGACAATTAGAGGTTGATTTTATGAGAACTATTGGTGGTATGATGAATAGTTTAGCAGGTGAAAGTGAGGGATTAGCAAAAGCATCTTTAATAGTAACTAAGGGAGCTGCAATAGCACAAATAGTTGTACAAACTCAAAAATCTATAGCCACAGACATTGCAGACACAAACGCAGCTATGGCACAAAACAATTTAGCTTTTGGTGGAGGTGTTTTAGGAACAGCTTTAGCTACTTCTGCAAATAAAATATTGTATGGAGACCATTTGAAAAGGGTGTCTACAACTAAAACTAGAGCTGGTCTTTCGATAGCTGCAATTATTGCTTCTACTATAGGGAAACTTTCTTCAGGAGGATTATCTGGAGGAGGAGCTTCTGGAGGAGGCGCAGGTGACGGTGGAGGTAGAACCTTTGACTTTAATTTAGTAGGAAGCACAGGAACAAACCAATTAGCTGAAGCAGTAGGAGGTCAGTTCCAAGAACCGATACAAGCTTATGTAGTAAGTAATGAGATTACATCACAACAAGAACTAGATTTACAAATACAAACAGGCGCATCACTTGGTGATTAATATAAAACAAATAATATAAAAATCGTTATCAAAGTATGGAACAAGATATTATAGAACTATTTATAGACGAAGAAAATGATTTTTCTGGTATAGAAGCAATTTCTATAGTAGAATATCCAGCAATAGAAGAAGACTTCATTGCTCTTAAAGAACAAACAGTGCAATTAGCAGAGGTAGATTCTGAGAAAAGAATCTTAATGGGCGCTGCATTAATACCTGACAAAAAGATATTTAGACAAAGTGGAGATAAAGAATACTTTATATACTTCTCTAAAGATACTGTTAGGAAAGCATCTGAGCTGTTTCTAACGAAGGGTAAACAAAACAACTCAACACTAGAACATGATGTAGAGTTAAAAGGATTAAGCGTAGTAGAAAGCTGGATTATAGAAGATGAGAAGAAAGATAAGTCTGCTAAGTACAATCTTAATTTACCTGTGGGAACTTGGATGGTATCTGTCAAGGTAAACAACGACCAGATATGGCAAGAGTTTGTAAAAGAAGGCAAGGTAAAAGGTTTTAGTATTGAGGGGTTTTTTACAGACAAGTTGGATGAAAGACCAAGAGAAAGCGTAAAGGAAGAGATAGACTCTGAAGAGTTTGAAGCATTAGCTAAAATATTTCAACTAGAAGATATTGTGCTTTCACAACTAGATGTAGAGCTAGAAAGCTATAACGACTATCCTAAAGGAGCTAGAAATAATGCAAAGAGAGCGTTAAAGTATAAAGAAGAAAACGGTAGTAGTTGTGGAACACCAGTAGGATGGAGAAGAGCTTCACAATTAGCATCAGGTGCTAGTATTTCTCGTTCAACAATAGCTAGAATGGCAAGCTTTAAGAGACACCAACAAAACAAAGACGTACCGTATTCAGAAGGATGTGGTGGTATTATGTGGGATGCTTGGGGTGGTAGTGCTGGTGTTAACTGGGCTATTAGTAAACTAAAGCAAATAGATAAAAAGAAACTAGCTAAAGATTTTATTCCTGTTAATGATGATTATATAATTATTGATAACAGATTGGCTTTTGCTACTAAAGAGATGGCTGAAGAGAAAGCAGCAGACTTAGGATGTGAAGGTTCTCATGAGCATGAGGTAGAAGGCAAGATATGGTTTATGCCTTGTCAAGAGCATTTATTACAAGAAGACCCTTGTCAAGAAGGATATACTCAGTATGGTATGAAAAAGAAGAATGGAAGATTAGTTCCTAACTGTGTACCTGACAAGAACTAATGCCTAAAAAGATAGTAAGCACATATAGAAAAAACAAGAGAAAGTCTCATCCTCATAGCAAGAATGCTAGTATAGGACAGAAGGGATATAAAAAGAAATATAAAGGACAAGGTAGATGAAAAAAACACCAAGTAGAACAAGTCCAACAGGCAAAAAGAGAGGCTGTTTATGCAAAGACGGAACGTACAGCAGTAAATGCTGTGATGGAAGTTTACAAGCGCAAGGTATCGGAACTTTAACAGGACAAGGCACAACTCCGTAATCTTGAAAATGAAACAGATATTATATTAATCGTTATCAAATTAAATAATTATTTATGAAAGCAACAGAAATTATTAAAAAGTTCAAAGAAGTATTACTTTCTGCTGATGCTGAAGAAGAGACTCCTGTAAAAGAGGAGCTTTCTGCTGAAGTTAAAGAGGAAGTTACTGAAGAGCAGGTAGAACTTGCTCAAGATGAAACAGTAGAAGAGAATTCTACGGAAGAATTGGCTGAAGAAGAGTATGAAGAAGAAATAATTGAAGAAGCTCCAGAAGAAATGTATGCTACAAAAGAAGAATTAAACAAAGTTGTAGCAGAATTTAAAGCTATGTATGAGCAAATTATGGATGGAATGGGTCAGGAGGAAGCTGCTGATGCACCTGAAGAATTAAGCTCAGACAAAGTTGCACTTTCTGAAGAGACTGAAGCAATTTCTCATTCACCTGAAGCAGAAGTAGATTCTAAACCAATGAATTTATATTCTCAAAACCGTCCTATGACGACACAACAAAGAGTATTTAACAAATTATTTAACAATTAATTAATTAATTATGGCAACAACAACAAGTATTACAAGTACTTACGCAGGAGAATTTGCTGGCAAGTATATTGCTGCAGCTCTTCTTTCTTCTTCTACTATCGATAATGGTGGAATTGAAGTAAAACCAAACATTAAATTTAAGGAAGTCATTAAGAAATTAGCTACTGGAGACCTAGTTGCTAACGCTTCTTGTGATTTTGCTGCTACTTCTACTGTTACATTAACAGAAAGAATTATTCAGCCAGAAGAATTCCAAGTAAACTTACAGTTATGTAAGCAAGACTTCATCTCAGATTGGGAAGCAGTTTCTATGGGATATTCTGCATTTGACACATTACCTAAGAATTTCCAAGATTTCTTATTAGCTCATGTTATCGCTAAGGTAGCTGAGAAAACTGAGAACACTATCTGGGGAGGAGCTAACGGTACAGCAGGTGAGTTTGACGGTTTCGTTACTCTAGCTGCTGCAGATTCAGACGTTATTGACGTATCTGCTGCAACTGTAACTGCTGCTAATGTTATCGCACAAATGGGAGCTGTAGTAGATGCTATTCCTTCTACTATCTATGGAAAAGAAGACTTATATCTTTATGTATCTTCTAATGTAGCTAGAGCTTATGTAAGAGCTTTAGGTGGATTCGGAGCTGCTGGATTAGGTGCTGCAGGTACAAACAATCAAGGTACACAATGGTGGAACAATGGAGCTTTAACTTTTGACGGAGTAAAAGTATTCGTTGCACAAGGATTAGCTAACAACAGAATGATGGCTGCTCAAAAATCTAACTTATATTTTGGTACTGGTTTATTATCAGACCACAATGAAGTTAAGGTTATTGACATGGCTGACATTGATGGCTCACAAAACGTAAGAATCGTTATGAGATATACAGCTGGTGTACAATATGGATTAGGTGCAGAAATCGTTCTTTATTCATAATAAACAAATAAGTATTAACAATAAAACAGGGTGGGTGGAAATTCTACCTACCCTTTTTTAGTAAAAACAATTAAATTATGGCTTGTGATATATCAAAAGGCAGATTAGAAGCGTGTAAAGAATCCGTAGGTGGCATTAAAAACTTATACATTGCTAACTATAGCTCTGCTATGTATGCTGGTATGGATGATAGTGCTACAAAACCTCCAACAGATGCTGCATTTAATGGTCAAGTAGACACATTAGCTGCTAAGGTAGATGTTTTCCAGTTTGAAGTAAGAGGAGACAATAATACGTTTGAAGAAACTAATGAGAACTCAAGAGATAACGGAACATCTTTCTGGACACAATCAGGAAGTTTTGTTATTAAGGCTCAGAATGCTGAGACTATGATGCAATTAAAGTTATTATCTTACGGTAGACCTCATATTATTATTGAAGACTACAATGGTAAATTTAGAATGGCAGGAGCGCAAAACGGAGTAGAGGTATCTGTAAATACATCTACTGGTGGTGCAATGGGAGATTTATATGGTTATACAATTTCTTTCGAGGGAAAAGAAGTTCTTCCATCTTTATTTATACTAAACACTTTAGTAGCAGCAGGTAGTTCGTCAGGATTTGACGTACAAACTTCTAATATGAGTAACGAATAATACTTCCTTTATTATTATTCAATTAAAAGGGTAGATTTCGGTCTGCCCTTTTTTATTATAAAACAAAAAATAGTTTTTACGTTATCATATTATGATAGTTATTAATGCAGCAGAGACACAGACATTTAACATAATACCTAGAGATGGTGTTGTAGAATATACTACTCACGATGACGGAACTGTCACTCTTGATGCTAGTAAGCTTACTGTTAAGTTTGTAGAAGAAGAAACCAACAATGGTGCTAGTTTTTTAAATTTACTAAGTACTAAATATCCTAACTATTTAGCTTTGCAAGTAACAGCAACAGTAAATACATTTAGGAAGAACTTTAATTACTTTATGGAGATAAAAAACAATACTACTGGAAAGCTTTTTTATAGAGATAGACTTTTAGTATTAACTGACAATGATGTGCCTTATAACAATACGGCTATTCATTCTATTGATGCAGGTGAATACGAGCCTTTTACTGGTTCTTCTAGTGATAACGAATATATTATACTAAATGATTAATAAAGACAAACATAATTCGATAAGAGTAGTAAGCTTATCTGGCTACGAGATACCAGAGGTAAAAGAAGTTTACAATAAGAAGTGGATTTCTTACGGAGAGAACAATGACTACTTCGACACGCTTATTGAAAGATACTTAGGCTCACCTACTAACAGTAGATGTATCAACGGTATTGTTGATATGGTATACGGTAGAGGACTAGAAGCTACAGATAGCGCAGAGTTTCCTGAAATGTATGCTAAGTTCAAAGTATTGATTAGACCTAAAGATGTAAAGAGAGTATCTAACGATTACAAGATGTTAGGTCAAGCAGCTATGCAAGTAGTATACAACAAGTCTAAAACTAAAATAATAAAGGTACTACACTTTCCTATGGAGTGCTTACGAGCAGAGAAGTGTGATGCAAAAGGAGTTATTAGAGCTTATTACTACCACCCTAAGTGGTCTGAGATAAAGCCAAGCGATACACCTAAAAGAATCCCTACATTTGGGAATGGTGCAAAGAGTGAAAAATCAGAGCTATATATATTCAAGCCTTACAGAAGTGGCTTTTATTATTATGCTCCTGTTGATTATCATGGATGTTTACAGTATTGTTCTTTAGAAGAAGAAGTAAGTAACTATCACATCAGTAACATAAAGCAAGGATTACAGCCTAGCTTACTAATAAACTTTAATAATGGGATTCCTAATGAGGAAACTCAAGAGATTATTGAAAGAAAAATATATGACAAATTTAGTGGCAGTTCTAATGCAGGCAAATTCATACTGGCATTTAACGAATCTATAGAAACTAAAGCAGACCTAGAACCTATACACTTACCAGATGCTCATGCGCAATATCAGTTCTTATCTGATGAGAGCAGAGAGAAGATTATGTTAGGTCATGGTATTGTATCTCCTATTCTTTTGGGGATAAAAGACAATACAGGGTTTGGGAATAACGCAGAAGAGTTAAGAACTGCTTCTATATTGATGGACAATATTGTTATTAGACCGTTTCAAGAAGGTCTTATAGAAGGTATTAATGACATACTTAACTTTAACAAGATATACTTGAACTTATACTTTGTAACTCTACAACCGATTGAGTTTACAGAGCTAGACAACATCTCTACAAGAGTTAAGAGAGAAGAAGAAACAGGAGAGAAATTAAGCTCAGATGAAGTAACAGACTTTGATGACGAACAAGGAGATGACCTTTTGGAGCAATTAGAGGCTCTAGGAGAGCGTATCTCTGACGATTGGGAGGTTATACATTCCGAAGAGGTAAAAGACTCGGAAAAGGGCTTTAATTTGGATAATCTAGCAGGTATTGAGTCTGCTCCTAATAAGAAGTCTAAACAGGATAGAGGAATATATAAAGTAAGATATGCTTATATGCCTGTAAGAAAGTCTCCTAATAGTAGAGAGTTTTGTAAAAGAATGGAATTATATACTCAGGACAATATTGTATTTAGAAAAGAAGATATTGGGCTAATGAGTTTTAGAGGAGTAAACAAGAAGCTTGGACACAAAGGTAGAAACTATTCTCTGTTTAAATACAAGGGTGGTAAAAACTGTAAGCATTACTGGGAGTTAAGAGTATATAAAAAGAAAGTATCTGATGATGCAAAGATTAGTGTTAATCAAGCAACAAAGGATGGATTTGTAGAACCTAATAATCCTTCAGAGGTATCTGTTAGACCAGCAGATATGCCGAACTCAGGAGCTTATCCAAATAGTTAAGATTATGGCAAAAGCATTATTTATAACAGTAATAGACTTAAAGAGAAAATCCATAATAGATGGGAACTTAGATGCTGACAAGGTAATTCAGTTTATTGAGGTAGCACAAGACACACACATACAAAACTATTTAGGAACAGATTTGTATAATAAACTACAAACACTAATAACAACAGGTAACGATATAAACAATCCTGCTAACGCACATTACAAATCATTATTAACAACTTATATAAAGCCAATGTTAATATGGTTTACACAAAGTAATTATCTTCCGTTTGCTATGTATCAAATAGGTAATGGAGGAGTATTTAAACATAGAAGTGAGAACTCTGATTCTGTAACACAAGAAGAGGTTGCAATGCTGATAAACAAGGTTTCAGAAACAGCAGAGTTTTATACTAGAAGGTTTATTGATTACATGACTTATAACTCGACATTATATCCAGAATATAATTCTAACTCTAATGAAGATATGTACCCTGACAAGGATGTTAATTTTCATAGCTGGGTATTGTAATTATAAGTATGTATAAACCGAAAAAGATTAATGTTGAGAAACTAAAACAATATTTAAAACGACAAGAAAAAGATGGCGAATACAATAGATTGGGGAAAAGCATACAGCGAGAGTTATTGGGGCAACGCAACAACAACCAATAGTTGGGGAGATGATTATATAGTAGAGTATTTGACTTCTGATTTAAACAGGAGAGTGCAGATATACGAGAACAACACAATGACTATACAACTATTAGAGAATATACAATGAGTTTACTACAAAAAGCATCCATAATAACCACACCTACAGCTTATGCTGAGGACTACTTATATTCTATAAAACCTGCCTATGCTTTAGGAGAAAATCTTGTAATAAACGGAGATTTCTTAACAAATACTGTTACAGGATGGAATGATTGGAGTAATCTTACAAGACCT